ACACTAAAAAGCAATATATCTACGCGATCACCTTGTTTACTTTGTTTGTTGAGAACGTATCGCTCTTTTCGCAGTTCTATATTATCATGCACTTCAACCGAAACAAAGCAGTTTTGAAAGACTGCGCTCAGCAAGTACAATACACTCGTAATGAAGAGATGCTTCATGCACAAGTTGGCATTAAGATTATTAACACTCTTCGTGAAGAATACCCAGAACTGTTTGATGAAGAACTTCAGAAGCGTATCGAAAGCGAATGCATCGACTCATTAAAGGCAGAGTCAAAGGTTATCGACTGGATCATGGGCGATTACGCTATTCAGGGTCTAGACGCAAGCATCTTAAAAGCATTTATTGCAAAGCGCATGAAAGAGTCCATCGATCAAATTGGTTTTGATAGTTCTGCAATTGTTTATGACACTGAACTTGTAAAGAAGACACACTGGTTCGATGAGGAACTTTACGGTGCGAATATGACCGACTTCTTCCAAAAAAGACCAGTCGAGTATTCAAAAGGCAAAGCAATTACAGCAGACGATTTATTCTAAGGAGAACAACATGGGATTTGAATGGGCAAATGAAGACTCTCGCACCTTCCTTTCGAGAGGTTATATTGATGGTAATATGACCGTTGAAGAGCGAGTTCGCGAGATTGCAAAGGCAGCTGAACGTATTCTTGACAAAGAAGGTTTTGCTGATAAGTTTTATGATTACATGAGTAGAGGATTTTATTCTCTTTCATCACCAGTATGGTCTAACTTTGGCACAAAGAAAGGCCTTCCTATCTCGTGTAACGGCGTTTACATTGAAGACTCAGTTGAGAGCTTCCTTGATAAATTTGGTGAAGTCTGTACACAAAGCAAACTAGGTGCTGGTACTTCTGGTTATCTTGGTTCTATTCGTCCCCGTGGTACAGATATTAAAGGCGGAGCAAATGGTAAGGCAAACGGCCCTGCGTACTATTTGGCGTTGTGGGATACCGGTGTTGACGTAATCAGCCAAGGATCAACCCGTCGTGGTTCGTTTGCAGCGTATCTTCCAATTGAACATCCTGACATTATGGAGTTCCTCGACATTCGTGAAGTCGGCAGTCCGATCCAAAATGTCTCGATGGGTGTAACCATCACTGACAAGTGGATGGAAGAAATGATTGCAGGTGATGCAGAGAAGCGTACTATCTGGGCTCGTGTTCTCCGTAAGCGTAAGGAAACCGGCTATCCGTACTTGTTCTTTACTGACACTGTGAATAACAATAAACCTCAAGTTCTAAAAGATAAGAACATTCCTATCTGGGCTTCTAACCTTTGCTCTGAGATCGCACTTCCTTCTTCAAAGGATTGGTCGTTTGTTTGTAACCTTGCTTCAATGAACATTCTTACGTTTGACGAGTGGGTCAACACTGACGCAGTTGAAGTTATGATTTGGTTCCTCGATGCTGTTATGGAAGAGTATATTGAGAAGACCGATGGTGTGAAGTATATGGAGCCTTCTAATAACTTTGCACGTACGTGGCGTGCGCTTGGTCTTGGGCAGCTTGGTTGGCATTCATACCTTCAGTCGAAAATGATTCCATTCGAGTCATTTGATGCTCATATGTTGTCGATTAAGATCTCGAAGTTTATTGACGACCGTTCGCTTGCAGCATCGAAAGAACTTGCACTTGAGTATGGCGAACCTGAAGGACTTCTTGGTTATGGCGTACGTAACCTTACTCGTTGTGCTATTGCTCCTACTACTTCTTCGAGCTTTATTCTTGGTCAAGTGTCACCATCGATTGAACCTCTTGCCTCGAATTACTTCACGAAAGATCTTGCAAAAGGTAAGTTTACCTATAAGAACCCTTACCTCGTAAATGTTCTTGAAGCCCATGGTAAAAACGACGACGAGACCTGGATGTCGGTTCTCCAACACGGTGGTTCTGTACAACATCTTGAGTTCCTTACAACGACAGAAAAGGATGTATTTAAGACTTTCTCTGAGATCGCTCCTATTAGCATTGTTCAGCAAGCAGCTGCTCGACAAAAGTACGTTGATCAAGCACAATCTTTGAACTTGTTGATTGCTCCTGATGTGTCACCGAAAGACGTGAATGCCCTTATCATCGAAGGATGGAGACTTGGAGTAAAGACGTTCTATTACCAACGCTCATCAAATCCTGCTCAGCAACTTGTAAGAGACATTATGAATTGCCAGGCGTGTGAGGCCTAATCTTCCGAAAGATAAATAGGGCAGGAGCAAATCCTGCCCATTTTATTTGAAGGAGACTATCATGAATAAAGAAGATTTAGTCTGCGAAGTTTGCGACTCAGAATTTTCTGTTGAACATTATGAAGACGGCGAGATTTGTTTTTGCCCATTCTGCGGAGAGTCGCTTTTCCGCGATGATGACGACGACGATGACTGGGACGAAGAGTCAGAAGACGAATGAGTTGGGAGTACGAAGGGAAGCCATTCTCTTCGGAAGACATCGATGGTCACGCTGGATTTGTCTATGAGATAACCGATACGTTGAATGGTAAAAAATACGTCGGCAAAAAGAAACTAAGTTCAACCCGAACACTGAAGCCACTTAAAGGTCAGAAAAGAAAACGCAAGGTTGTTTCTGAATCTGATTGGATGGACTATTATGGGTCAAGCGAAGAAGTAAAAGCTTTAGTTGAAGAGTTTGGCGCTGACCGCTTTCAACGAAAGATTCTTAGGTTGTGCAAGACAACCGCTGAGATGAGTTACTACGAACTCAAAGAGCAAGTTGTAAATGATGTTCTACTCAAGCCTGAAGAATACTACAACGCCTTCGTTGGTGGAAAGATTCACCGCAACCACTTAAAGCATCTATTCAAATGACACATTTTCAGATAAAAGAAGCTAATCGTTTCTATTGGATCGTCAAAGGTCAGCTCATCCCTGAAGCTTGGTCTGAGAAGGACATCGAGTCGACGTACCATTCTTATATCGAACGTATATGGGGTAACCACGAGAATGTCGTACATGAGATAGGATTCGAAGCAGCTTGGGCTGCAAGGCAAGCGAAAAAAATTAACGAAAAAAGATGAATAGCCAGTTGACATTTGCAAGTAGAAACCCTATATCTAACTAGTAAGGCAACGAAAGGTTAGAACATGAACTTCGCGAATCTGATCAGTTACTCTGACATTGTCCCCTTTGAAGTTGTTCGAGTTATCTCCGCCAAAACCATCGAGATCCGTGAGATGGATGCCAAGCTCGTTGCAGGGTGGAAGCCCGAGATTGCCATCGGCGGGTTTGTCGGTAACTGCACAAACAACAACACTCAGAAATACACCTTCAGCACTCGCGAAGGTTCGCCTATCGTTCGTGCTCGACTCCAGAAAAATGGTAAGTGGAAGTCGATTCATGGCCAACACCGCTTATCCGACAAGCCCAAGCGCTTTTACGACTACAACTTCTGATTGGATAACATATGACTGAGAAAAACATCGACTTCGGTGTACAGTTTGACGTGATCGACGAGATCAAACAACCCTCTGGTATGAAGTCTCGTCTCATCCAAAGTCATCGTACTAAGACACTTGCTATCCAGTCATGGGGATACATGACTGGCGACTGGATCACGACTCAACGGTACAAAGACGTACAAGAGATGTGGGACAAAAGCAAAGCAATCGCTACTTCCATCGTTGAGACTAAGGGTAAGAAAAAGCGTAAGTAGTTCCATTTTGTAGTTGACATTCATGGTATTCTGGTATAAACTGTATAAGTAAACCGGAGATAAAAAGATGCAGATGCAAGACTATGACTATGTGATCACTCGTCTTCAAGGTCTCGTTCGTCGTGCCAAAACCTACGAACACTCTCGCGAAGATATCCTCATGCGTGTAGAGTTCTTCATGGAAGACTTGCGTAACGAACAGCTTCGTCAAGAAGCAAAAATGATTGAAGGGTTAATGGCTGCATGAGTATCGCAGAAAAAGTAGAGCGGAAGATGCAGGCTCTCGAGCATTTGATGAATACACAGATGCACATCGAGCTACCTTCTGCTGTTGCCGAGTCGATTGAAAGTTTGTCGATATATTGGGCACACCTGTCAGATGAAGACAAAGATTATGTAGACTGTGCAAGTGATGCACTGAAAGAAAAACGGAAGTGGGAAGTATGATGATCGATGATAGCGAGTGGTTTGCTGCGCAGAAACGTATTCGCCAAGAAATGGCGGTCGAGGTTGATGAACTAAGACGCATTTATCCACAGTCCGTTAAGTCTGACTTTGAGCTTGAGATTCGAAAAGAAGTCGAAGACTGGATGAAGAAGCAACCCGCTGATAAATTCTGGGTCACTCCCGGTCAAGCGTATGAACAATTCTGGAATGAAAGGTTGAACTAATGGCAAATAGTAACTCTTCTTCAACTTCTGGCGGTGGCATTAGCTTTATCGGTCTGTTGACTATCGTCTTCATCACTTTGAAGTTAACCGGATATATCACTTGGTCGTGGTGGTGGGTTCTTTCACCGATCTGGATTAGTTGGATTTTCATTTTTCTTATTTTAATCATCGTTATAGTCTGGGCTGTAATGCAGGATAAAAAGGGTTTTCGTCGTAAGTGATATAAATAAAACATGCGTCCGTGGTCTAATGGATAAGGCAAGAGTCTTCTAAACTCTACGATGAGGGTTCGATTCCTTCCGGGCGCGCCAAAAATTTTGCCCTCGTAGGCCAAAGGTAGAGTCAACGGACTTAAAATCCGTAAAGTGTCGGTTCGAGTCCGACCGGGGGTACCAAATATGGAAGTGAGACTTGGTAGTCAGAGGAGCCTTATAAACTCTTTGCTCCAGATTAGAGCCTTTGAGGTGGTTCGAATCCACCCACTTCTACCATAATCGAGACATTGAATGGAAGATCTGAGAGAGTATCTCGACAACAACTACGGTCAGTGTGATCGAGTAATCAAAGGTTATTCTTGCGCTTGCATTAAACATGGTTGGATTGGCACTCAGTGCTCTTCGTGGAAACCATTCAATGTCTCGACATTTGAAGAGCTAAGAGAAGCTCAAAAGAATCTTGCTCCTGTAGCTCAGCGGTTAGAGCTGGGCGCTCATAACGCCTAGGTCCGGGGTTCGAATCCCTGCGGGAGCACCATAGTATAAATACTCAAGAACAATAACATAAGGATGAGTATCATGGATCAACTCGCTGAATCATTAAAGATTCTACTCGGAACAGTGTATGGACTTTCGGTGAAAGCTCAAAACTATCACTGGAATGTAACTGGACCAAACTTTGCTCAATACCACGAGTTCTTTGGTGAGTTCTATGAAGAAGTCGGTGGCTCTATCGACCACATCGCTGAGATGATTCGTGTCGTAGGATCCTTCGCACCTGGTTCGTTGACTCGCTTCAAGGAGCTTAGCCGTATTGAAGACGAGCTCATGATTCCTGAGCCAACACTCATGTTTGCTCGGTTAGCTCGTGACAACGACGTAGTGATTACTACTCTCTATGAAGTACGTGCTGTTGCCGATCAGCTTGGTCAAGCCGGGGTCGTGAACTTCATCGAAGATCGTATCACCGCTCACGAAAAACACCGTTGGATGCTTCGAAGCTTCATCTAAAATTATTTTCGGAAAAGCGCACTTTTTTGTTGACATCTTCCGAAACCAGTATATAAATAGTCTTAACAGAACAAACTAACCAAGGAACACTCCTTCAATGAAACCCACTACCGCATCAGTCATTAAGCATAAGCAGGTACAAGTACCTGGATATCGCTTTACTATGCGCTGTGAAGAACTTAATATTATGAACATGAGGGGGTACGACAGCTAACAAGCTAGACGTACATGGTTAAAGAAACCAACCCCTCCAGACGAAAGTCTCGGAGGGGTTTTTAATTGGTCAGGTGCCCGAGCGGCCCAAGGGAACGGATTGCAAATCCGTAAAGTCGTGAGTTCGAATCTCACCCTGACCTCCAGACTAACGGTTCGAAGCGATCGCATCAATCAACCGCGCTCATTGAAAATTTAAGCATTGTTCCTAGGGGAGGCCCGATGATGGAACTGGAAACAGAAGAAATTCTGTTTTCACATGCATATACGGCGAAAGGAACTCTGCAGAGTGGCCCGGTAACTGATGTATGCAGTTGAAAACAGAATCACTCTGGAATGCGTCGAATGCCGAGCAATCGGGATATCGGATAAGCTTTGTAGCTTATTTGATCGTCTTGGTTTCCTCCTAAGACTATGTAGCTAGGAATTCCATCCACTACATCAGTTCTTATGTAGAATCCTACATGGCCTTTCCAAGAACTACTACCACGACTAAAGACTACGACATCACCGAATTCCGGCTCTTTGACTGGAACACCCCACTTAAGAAAACTTCTTGCGACGAGTGGATGTTTATAGACAGATCCAGATCCAGGGATACCGTGCTCTTCAAGAATCGAATTCATAAACCCTGAACACCATTGAGTTCGCACTGGATCGATGTTCATGAATTCACGTAATTCTTTTCGGTTGGTTTTCTCGTGTAGACCGACCATAAACGCGGCTGTATCTACCGGCTCAGTTGGCGGTATGACTCGGTTGAATAGCACTGAGTTTGAGCAACCTGCGAGTGCAAGTACAAAGATAAGATATTTCATAGAAATATTTATAGAAATGAAAATAGTAGTTGACATTCTTGAAAGAAGGTTTATTACTGGTTAAGTAAGGAACAAGGAAATGAAACGAAAACATAAGGAACTGCCGAAGGCACGAAACCCATTCGTCCTTCATCTTTCCAAACGCCCATCAGGTGCACACGGAAAGACTAAGAAAGCTGAACGCCGTGATGAGAAGATGGCGTTGAAGCAGGAATGGACGGTTAGCTGAGTTGGTTTAGCGGCGGGCTTTTAATCCGCGTCAACCAGGGTTCGAATCCCTGACCGTTCACCATTACTTTGATGATACACTACGAGTGAGGCACATCCTTTAAACCAAGCGGGTTTGAGTCCCGAGGCTAAGGTAGTGTATCTTCTAAGTAATGCGCCAGTAGCTGAGGTGGTTTTAGCGGCGGGCTCTTAATCCGCGACAACGTGAGTTCGAGTCTCACCTGGCACACCAAGAATATCCTGATGTAGTGATAATGGAAGCACACTGAGCTGTGGACTCAGTAGAGTTGGATCGTAACCAACCGTCAGGACCAAATATGTTGGGAAGTAGTTCAGCGGTAGAATAACTGACTTTGAATCAGCAGGCCGGTGGTTCGAATCCACCCTTCCCAACCAAACATCATTGCCCGTTCGTCTATCTGGCAGGACGCCTGACTCTGAATCAGGAAAGCGCGGTTCGAACCCTCGACGGGCAACCAATATTCATTCCCTCTAAGCTATCCAGGTGATGGTGCTCGGCTGTTAACCGAGAATGAGGCTGGTTCGAGTCCAGCAGAGGGAGCCAATTCACGGTACTGCTGGGATAAGGCAGCTAAGTCGGCACACGTGTGCTAGAGCCAAACGCATAAACAGTGTGTAGCGTAGTGGTAGCGTGGCGGCCTTGGAAGCTTCCGGCGGAGGTTCGATTCCTCCTGCACTGACCAATAATGTACCCGTAGCTCAGTTGGTAGAGCACTCGCCTGAAGAGCCTGGTGTCGGGGGTTCGATTCCCTCCGGGTACACCATAAAATAGTTGTTGACATTCGTCTTCAATTAGTATAGTAATAGATTAACATGTTCCTATAGCTCAAAGGTAGAGCGTTCGCCTGATAAGCGAGAGACCAAGGATCGTTACCTTGTAGGAACACCAAATTATGGCGACACAGCAGGTGCTGACATGGGTCTCATAAGCCTGTAGGGATGGTTCGAGTCCATCTGGCGCTACCAAGTTTGGGAGTGTCAAATAAGGCTATGCTGGTGCTAGCAGCGGACTGTAAATCCGTTCCTGAAGAGGCAAGTTGTTCGATTCAACACACTCCCACCAATAAACCCCAATGCCGCTGGGCTTCGGCATTTCAAAGCAATCATGCCCCTGAGATTTATGCAGCGTCGGACTAGATGGGGTGGTCGCCGTACTTTCAATTCGGAGATGACGGGTTCGATACCCGTACGCTGTACCAACTCGCGTAGGACTACTTGGCGATGGTCACCGGCCTCTCAAGCCGGAGAAACGAGTTCGAAACTCGTACGCGAGACCAATAACGTTCCCATGGTGTAATGGAAGCTCATCTCCCCGACACGGAGAAGGCCCAGGCTCGATTCCTGGTGGGAACACCAACAACGCTGCTATAGTATAAAGGTATTATGCGTCTTTGGTAAGGACGAGACGGAGGATCGTTACCTCCTAGCAGCACCAGAATTCTGGGTTATTCGAGACAATCTCCGCCTGTAGCGGTTTGGCTGTTTACAAGTCCGGTTTAGCTAACTGGATACTGTAAAACATAGACGATAATCTGGGGCGCTAAAAGAGGTTGACATGTGGAACAGTTTAGATTATGATGGTGTAGAGGAGACAAAGATGAACATCTCGATTGACTACGATGATACCTACACCAAAGATCCACTCATGTGGAATTGGTTCGCACAACAAGCTCTTGACCGTGGACATAAAGTTTACTGCGTATCTGCTCGTGGCACTCAACACATGGATGATCCCAAGATGACTATTGGTCGTATCATCGGTGCTGAGAATTGCTTCGGAACAGGTCTACGTCCTAAGCGCGAATTTATGCGTGATGTTCATAAGATCCATATCAATGTTTGGATTGATGACATGCCTGAAATGATCGTTGATCCGCAGATCGAAGGTCTTTATATGCCATAACGCTTCTGCCGGCGGAACCGGTGGCGGGTCTACGAAGCCTGCTTACGAATGTTCGACTCATTCCAGGAGCACCATTTAGGATTTAATCATGGTTAAAGTGCTAATCTACAGTTCAAAAGAAATTTATGAGACTGCGCCCTTTGAAGGTCGAGCAGAAGCAGATCTTATTGCTTACGCGAAAGATGAATTCTCTTACGAAGTACTGAAAAACAAACAGCCGAATCTCTGGCTGGC